CTGCGGGGGCTCTGGCATCGTCCCCGGTGTGAATGAGATGCAGATCGGGCGAGAGGATAGCGTCGAGGCATACATCGGCCGGATCGTCGCCGTCTTCGACGAGGTCCACCGCATCCTCCGGAAGGATGGGACCCTCTGGCTGAACCTCGGCGACACGTACTTCGGCGATTCCGCGGGCAACCGGCGGTCCGCGGCACGGGCGGGCGGCCTGAAGCCGAAGGACCTCGTCGGGATTCCCTGGCGAGTCGCCTTCGCCCTCCGGGACGCCGGATGGTACCTCCGGGCGGAGGTTATCTGGAATAAGCCGAACCCGATGCCCGACTCCACGAAGGACCGGCCCACACGGGCGCACGAGCAGATCTTCCTCCTCGCGAAGGAATCGCACTATGCCTACGACGATGATGCGATCCGTGAGGCGTGGACGGACCAACGGACGGCGGACCTCGAGCGGGCCCAATTCGGGCACAAGAAGTACGGCGGGAAGTGGAACGCCGAGGTCGGTGGAAAGTTCCGCGAGTCTAAGGTCGCCGGGCATCCCTCGCAGGGCCGCTCATCGAGGACTGTGCGGGACGCTCCCGAGCCTTCCCACGAGCAGGTCTTCCTCATGTCGAAGTCCGAACGCTACGCCTACGACGGCGACGCCATCAAGGAGTCCTGGGCCGAATCGTCCGTCGACCGCGCCCGGCACCACCTGCCGAACCCGAAGGACAACCCCTCGCCCGCGTCGAAGCATGGCCGCGGCCGGCGGGCGTATCCCCTTCTCGATCCGATTTGGCCCGGGATCGGAGGGAAGCACGGGGGTCAGAGGCACCGAGGTGAGGATCCGACCGCGATGGCCGCGTCCTCCGAGCGGAATGCGAGGACCGTCTGGACCTTCCCGACCTCCGCGTACAAGGGCGCCCACTACGCGACGTTCCCGCCGGCCCTCGCGGAGCGATGCATCCTCGCCGGATGCCCGAAGGAGGTCTGCGCGAAATGCGGGGCGCCGCGCACCCGCGTCACGAAACGATGGAAGGCATCCTCCCCGGGCCAGCCGCGGGCGAACACGCCGGCCGCCGGCCCGAAGGCGAAAGGCGCGAAGGCCCAGGCCCATCCGGAGACCCACCGTCGCTACCCCGTCCGCTATGAGACCCAGGTCGAGACCCTCGGGTGGGCGCCCTCCTGCGACTGCGGCGCGGGTGCGAGGCCCGGCGTCGTCCTCGACCCCTTCGCCGGCTCGGGGACCGTCGGCCAGGTCGCCCGGTTCCTCGGGCGGCACGCGGTCCTCGTCGAGCTCGTCGAGACGAACGAGTACCTCATCCGGGAGCGGGTCCGCCGGGACCTCGTGAGGCGATGGCGATGACGCCCGACGTGACGTACCGGATCTGCGACTGGCGGAAGGGTCTTGCCTCCCTCGAGGATGGGAGCATCGACCTCCTCATGCTCGACCCGCCCTTCGGCGGGATCACGGACAACGCATGGGACCACGCCCCCGACTGGGCCGTCCTCCGCGACGAGGCCGCCCGCGTCCTCGCCCGCACGGGCACCCTCTATATGTTCGGCCGGCAGCCGACCCTCATCCCCGTCCACAACGCCTTCGCCTCGAGGTTCGTCCTCCAGGCCGAATACATCTGGGACAAGGGGAGCGGGTTGTGGCATGAAGGGAAGAAGCCGAGGAACGCTCATGAGAACGTGTGGTGGTATCGGAAGGCGGATGCCCGGCCCGTCGACATCGTCTTCAATCTTGAGGAGGCGGGCCTGCGGAACCCCGTCGTCCTGAAAGCCAAGAGGGCCGGGACCATCTCCAGTTCAGGAAATCAGAGGAACACGATTCCGCGGATGTACGAGACGCGGCCTCTGAACCCGCCCTCGAGCGTCCTCCGCTTCTCCCGGGTCGTCGGCGGCTCCAAGGAGTACCGCGGCCATCCGACCCAGAAGCCCATCGCCCTCATCGCCTGGCTCATCCGGGCCGCCACATTGCCGGGTGCCCTCGTCGTCGACCCGTTCCTCGGCTCGGGCACGACCCTGTACGCCTGCGCGGCCACAGGCCGGCGTGGAATCGGCTTCGAGAGGAACCGGCGATGGTCCGGGGCCATCCAGGCGGCCCTCTCCTGGACGCCCACACCGGGCCGGGAAGGCCCCCCGGCCGCACGAACGCCGACGGCAAGGCCTAAGACGCCCGGGAGCGATGAAGGGGCCGTGCGTGCGACGGGGGCGACGTAATTGGGCGCGGGCACGAAGGCGGGGCAGGAGCGTCGGCGGGCTCTCGTCGCCACGTTCCACGCCGTCGGCATGGGGCCCCAGGAGATCGCGAAGGCGTGCAACGTCGCGGAGCGGACCGTCCTCTACGACCTCAAGGCGATCCGGGAAGGTAAGTTCCTCAAGGCGACCCCGGCCCAGATGTCGAACGAGGTCGGGGGCGTCGCATCCTTCGTCCTCCAGCCCGTCATGGCCCTCCTCTCGGCCCAGACGGAGCCCGCGGTCCGCGTGATGGCCGCCCGGGCCGTCTGGGAGATCTACAAGCAGAAGGTCCTCCTCGAGCAGACCCTCGGCCTCGTGCCGAAGGAGCCCGAGAAGATCGAGCTCACGACGGAGATCGGGGAGCGCCTCGAGGAGTACCTGACCGCCGTCGCGAGCCGCCTGTCGAACGAGGCCCGCCTCGAGCTCGCCCGGGCCATGGAGAACGTGAATGCCGAGGTCCCGAAGCTCGCCGCCGCCCTCCCGTTCCTCACCCGCTGAGATCGTCGAGTCCCTCACGGAGAGGTCCCGGTGGTACCTCTCCCGGCCGTGGGACTTCGCGATCCCCGACCCCGAGGAGCGCATCGAGCCCGTCCTCGGGGACGCCGTCGCCCTGAAGGCCGCGAAGCGTCCGATCCTCGCCTTCACGGAGAAGCAGCACGCCTTCCTCCGGGACTTCGTCGACGTCACGAAGCCCCGCGTGATCGCGAAGACGGGGCGCGGCGGCTCCAAGACGTTCCTGAGCGCGATCGGCCAGGCCGTCCTCGCGTGGTGCCTCCCGACGTTCACCTGCACGGTCAACGCGGGCTCCCTCGTCCAGGCGGGGGAGAACTACCGCTACCTCGCGACCTTCGCGGACGCCCCGGCCATGCGCCATCCGATCGGCCCCCTCCTCGACGACCCGGGCGCGGAGACGACCCGCCTCCGCAACGGCGGGTGGATCCGCGTCCTCGCCGCGAGCGAGCGTCAGGCGAAGGGGCCGCACCCCATGATGGTCGTCCTCGACGAGGCGTGCGCCGTCGACCCGGACATCATGGAACTCGTGGAGGGCCAGCTCACCGGGGCGCCGGCGCCCCACGGCGGGTCCGCGCCGCTGTACCGCATCCAGTCGACCCCGGACAAGCTCTTCCATCCCTTCAAGGTCCGATGGGACCGCCGGGGCGAGCTCGGGTACGCCTGGCACACATGGGGCGCCCGCGACTGCCCGTGGATGTCCGACGAGGAGATTCAGCGGCAGCTCCTCGAGAACGACGCGAACTGGGCGCGGATGTACCTCTGGGGCGAGTTCGGCAGCGCCTCGGGCACCGTCTTCCGCCTGGAGGACGTCGAGGCCGCGACCCTCGAGACGCTCCAGGACGACGAGGCATGGGCCCAGGCGGAGGAGCAGCCCGACCGCATCGTGCGGAAGGCCGTCGGCGTCGACTGGGGCTTCGAGCATCCGACCGTGATCGTGGGCGTCGTCCAGGTCGGGGAGAAGGAGGACGCCCGGATCTACGTCGTCCATGCGGAGTCCTTCCGCCACACCGCGGGGGAGGAGCTCCATGCCGCGATCGCCCGGACGTGCGAGACGTGGCACGCGGGCGCCTGGCTCGACGCCTCCCACAAGATGGAGAACGAGCGGGCCCGGCGCTACCTCTCGCCGATGGGTCTCGCGGCCCACCCCGTCGCCTTCTCCGCGTACAACCTCGCCATGGTCTCGGCGGTCCGGGCCGCCCTCGAGCAGCGTCACGCGGACGGCCGGCCCCGCCTCCGGGTCCCGCTCGGCGGCTCGAACCCGAACGTCCGTCTCGAGGGCGCCGCCCTCCTCCGGCAGCTCGCGGAATACTCGTGGGACCCCGACGTGGAACGGGAGAAGCCCCTCAAGGAGAACGACGACTTCGTGGACGCCCTGAAGCTCGCCGTCTGGGGCCTGCGTCGCGGGGGCGCGGGCCCGGCGGCCGCCCCGGGCGCCCGGACCTCCCCGTCCGATCGGCGCCGCTTCGGCTTCCAGCGATAGGTACTTGTCCGCCCGCCCCCATGCGCCCCTCCGATGTCGAAGGAGACCCGGGGCCTCTGGCCCGTCCTCGCCCCGCCCGGATCCTTCCTCGCCCGGCTCGAGGCCGCCTTCCAGGAGCAGTTCCTCGACGTCCGCAAGAAGCAGTCCGCGTACGACGGGGAGGTCCAGCCGAGCGACGGGCCGAACCCGGACCGCGGGATCGTCTGCCCGTGGAACAAGGGCGACGACGGCCCCTGCGGCCGGCGGGTCGTGTGCCACGTCTGGAAGAACCTCGACGACTTCGACGAATGGGGGTCCGAGGGGAACCACTACTTCTGCCGGGTCCTGTGCCAGCACGGCCGGAACCCCGAGCAGGCGAACCGGGCGAGGCAGATGCGGGATCGTCTCGTCCGCACGCCGGCGTGGATGAAGGCCCTCGGACCGCCGGCCATGTACCGCCTCCCGCCGAGGGTCAGGAAGGGACCCTGACCCCATGGTCGCCCAGGCCCCGAGGGACGACGTCTCCTGGGGACCCGGCCCGATCTGGCGCCTCCATGCCCACGCCGGCGCCCGGTACGTGATCTTCGTCTGCCCGGAGGGCCATCTGACCGTCGTGGGGGAGAACCGCCTCAACCACGACGGCCTCGTCCGGCCCGCCCTGAGCCTCTGCCCCCGTTACCCCCGGGAATGCCGCTTCCGCGACGACGTCCGTCTCCTGGGATGGCCGCCGGAGCCCCCGTAGGACCGCCACAGGCCGCGCCTGCGCGTTCCCGGCGGACCCCCCCGTCCATGGCCGGGCCCCCCGCGCTTCGCCCGCCCCGGCGGCGGGAGGGGCGATTGTCGCTAACCGCGGGGCCCGGCGGCGTCCCTGCCCGGCGGACCCGCTCGGAAGGCCTGTCGAGCAGCCGTGACACACCGTGAAGGCCGAGTACGTACCCTGGGACAGCCTTTATTAGTAACAAAGGACATGGGGGGTCAATGGCAACCGATGCGGAGACCCCGCGAACCGTCCTTCGGAGCTGCGGCTTCGGCGGGCCGGCCGACATGGCCTGCCCCGTCCACCCGCGGTCGAAGATCGTGAGCAAGAAGGTGCGACCGATCGACGAGACTCGGGAGGCCTGATCATGGACATCGCGGAGCAAGAGGACGAGCAGCTACACCTGGCGGTCCGGCGCGCCCGAATCCTCTTTCGTCACCGCGGCCTGCTCACGACGTACGCCTGCACCTGCCCGGCGCCGAACGTCGAGCCCAGCGAGGTCGGCGTGCGATGCTACGGGTGCGGGGCGAACGCGGCATGGCCCGGGGGGTCCTGATGATGCCCGCCCCTGACTTCGCGGCGGCTTCGGAGTGGGACCTCGTGGAGACGTACGGGGCGACGGGCCCGGACGGGCACGACGCCCTCGTCATGGAGATCCGGATGCCCGCCCGGTTCTACCGGGTCGTCAGCGCGGACGCCGACATCGACCTCACCACGGGGAGCGGCGAGGCGATGTGGCGGCTCGCCCAGAGCATCGCCCGGGCGATCGCGGCCGGGATGCTCGGGAACGCGGAGGGCGGCCCCCTCGAGCAGGCGGAGGCGGCCATCGCCCGCCTGGACCCCGCCCAGAACGACCGCTACTGGGGCGCCCGGAAGGAGGCGAGCGAGTGAGCGAAAGAGAGGACATGGCGTCCTTGAAGCGGCTTCCCGACGATAGCGGATTCCCTGACCCCTTCGACGGGATGAGGACGCCCCGCGAGAAGGCCGCCGCCACGCGCCGCAAGAACGCCGGCCGGGAGCCCCGCTCCTGGGCCAAGCCGTACCAGCGCCCGGACGGGGCCGTCGTCGTCGTGACGATCCCCCGGCGGATCCTCGAGGAGGCTCTCGGCGAGGCCTACGACCCGAAGGTCCCGTACCTCGTCCGCCGGACCTCGTACCAGGACCGCCGGGCCGTCGTCGTCGAGTTCCGGAAGGCCGACCGCGTCCCGGAGGGGGCACGGGCATGAAGGGTGGGATGGTCCCGCCATCCGCGGGCCTCCGCCGCTGCCGCCTCTGCGGCGCCGTCGTGTCGACCTGCACGTCGGACGACGGCCTCTTCGTCGCGGACGCCCTCCGCCACCTCGCCGTCTGCACCCCGGACCGCGGGCCCGGGGGCGTCGGCCTCCTTTTCGACGCATGAGCCGGGGCAACCCTTTATGTCCCCGGCGTCCCCTTTCCCCACGGGATCGCCGTGGGCGTCGCCGGTCGTGTTCTGAAGGTCGTCAGGAGCCCGTTCCGCCGGCCGCGCCCCGTGCGACCCTCGTACGACGGCCCGAAGCAGGAGATGACCTTCGAGGCGATCGACAAGGCGAGCCGGCAGAAGACGCCCCGCGGCGTCTACTCGGGCATCCAGGTCCGGAGCGGCATCTGGTACCCGATGATCCGGCCCGAGGCCCAGGTCATGCTCACGGACCTCGTGTGGATCGTCGGGGCCGTGATCGACCGGATCGTCGAGGAGACGACGAAGGGCGGCTGGAGGTTCGACCCCGCCTTCGGCGCGAAGTGCAAGGCGTGCGGGGCGGAGTACGACACGGAGCCGGAGGCGTGCGAGAGGGAGGAGTGCGGGTCCACGGACTTCCGCCAGGCGGACCCCACCCTCATCGAGCCCATCAAGAAGCTCCTCGAGCGCCCGAACTGGGACGAGGAGACGGGGCGCATCTACAAGACGTTCCTGGACCTCCTGAAGGATTCGGTCTTCTACGGCGAGTCGATCGACGACTGGCATTGGGAGATCGTCCTCAACCGCGAGGGCGTCCCCGCCCAGCTCTGGCCCGTGAACTCGGAGTTCATGCGGCAGTTCGCGGACCCGTCCCTGACCGTCGGCCGGTACTTCTGCCCGGAGTGCCTGGACCGGAAGGGGATCGCCGACGCGACGTACGACACGCAGGGCCTCGAGGAGTGCCCGACGTGCGCGACGCCCCTCGAGAAGACGGCGTGGGCCCAGATCGACGAACGGGAGAACGTCGTCGCGATCTGGTCGAAGAAGGAGATCCTCCACGACCAGGCCCGCACCCGCGGGAAGCGGATCCTCGGCCGGTCCAAGACCCTCCGCTGCTGGGCGATGGCCCAGATCCTCCGATGGCAGGAGCTCTACCAATGGGGCGCGTACTCGGGGAACAAGGCGCCCGACGCCGTGATCACCGTCTCGGGCATGACCCAGGCGGAGGTCAACGCGATGATCGACGAGGTGGAGAAGTTCAAGGAGGACCACCCGAATTACAAGGACTACATCTGGCTCGGCCTGAGCGGCGCCGCGGAGGCGGCCCCGCCGAAGCTCGAGGTCCAGCACGTCCTCGGGAAGCTCGTCGACCTGGACGCGGTCAACCTCGCCATGCACTACACGAAGGCCGTCGCGATGAACTGGGGCGTCTCCCCGGAGATGATCGGCATCCAGGAAGCCGGGAAGCTCGGGCACCCCGAGGAGGTCCTCCAGGTCTCGTACGACACGATCGAGGAGGTCCAGACGGGGCGGGAGGAGTTCGTGAACGGCCAGCTCATACCCTTCTGGCCCGAGGCCGCGAAGGAGTGGCGGTGGCGGATGAACCCGCCCGCCCCCCAGGATGAGAAGAAGAAGGCCGACGAGGCCCTCGCATGGGTCAACGTCCTGAACGCTCTCCGGCAGGCCGGCGCCCGGGCGAAGCTCGACCCGAAGATCGAGAAGGACTGGCCCATCGAGATCGAGTCGTGGGAGGAGCCCATGCCGCCGGGGATGCCCCCGGGAGGGCCACAGGCGCCGCCGGGGGCGCCCCCGCCCGGTGGGGGCCCGGCACCCGGCCCCGCGGGCGAGGAGGCCCAGGCCGCGCCCGGTGCCCTCGCGGAGGCCCTCGCGGGGGTCGTCGGGAAGAAGGCCCTCGGCACGTCGACGCCGGGCGCCTTCCACGCCCGCTACGGCGGTCGCCGGCGGAGGCAGAAGGGGGACCTCGACCTGCCCATTGGCGGGCCCGACCTCGACCTGGGCGTGAAGTCCTGGCAGGCGTACACGGGCCCGAAGGGCGGGCGCGGCTGGAGATCCACGCGGACGGGGGAGGTCCGGTACCAGGATGAGAAGCCGAGCGAGGGGGAGGAGGGCGGCCCCGAGGAAGGCGCCGCCCGCCCCCCCGCCGAGGGCGAGGAGGAGGCGCCGCCCCTGGACGACCAGCTCGCCCGCATCCAGGAGCAGCTCGGCAAGCTGACGCGGGGGAAGCCGCTCGACCCTCGGCTGACGGACGAGCAGGGCCGGCTCACGATGGATGGGTACCGGGCCGCGATCGGGCGCATGAAGACGGAGAGCCTCGAGCTCATCCTGGAGAACCCGGACCCCACGATGCCCGACCTCAACGAGGAGGTGCGGAAGGAGGTGGAGAGGCGGAAGGGCGGAGACCGTCGCCCGGCCAAACCGGAAGGAGGCGAACGCACGCCCGATGAACGGGCGTATGACGCGGCGAACGCGGTGCTCCTCGAGGACCGCGGCGGCGAGCTCGTCGATGCCGTCGACCGGGATTGGCGAACCGCCCTTGACAAGACGGAGTACGATGTCCTGGCCGCGGTCGACCTTCTCCGTGACCCGCAGGCATACGCGGCTGAAGCCGGCGTCCCCGTAGAGGACGCGGAAAGGATGATCGCTGACATGAGATCGGCCGCAGAGGAGGTGCTCGGGGAGAAGCGTGTCCCGAAGGAGCGCCCTTTCTACGAGCGTCTCGCCGCGATGCCCTACCCCACGCCGGATGACCTGACCGCCGCCGAGAGGTACCGGAAGAAGGTCGAGGGCATGACCCCGGAGCAGCTCGCGGAGTTCCGGCGGAAGACGGCCGAGCGGATCCGGGCGTGGCGGGAGAAGAAGGCGAAGGAGCGCGGGGCGGGCGTAGAAAAGCTCGTCAAGGAGACGAAGCGCGGGGGCGGGAAGACCGCGTCCTGGCCCGCGGGCGAGGAGGCCCGGGCGAAGCTCGTCGCCTTCGCCGAGGAGATCCCCGAAGACATCGCGTCGTACATCGAGAAGCTCGCGACCTCGAAGGACGGATCGACGCAGCTCAAGGGCTTCCTGGAGGACATCATCCGCTACAAGTCGGCGTACTACAAGCGGTGGGGCGTCGACCCCGACAGTCCCGGCATCCGTCCCGACAGGCTCAAAATCCGAGACCAACTTCAGCAGGTCGTGCCCCTCTGGCTCCTCCTCGACCGCGTCGACGACTTGTCGCTCGCCGCCCAGCGGGCCGCCGAGGCCCCCGATCCGGCCACACGGAAGGACATCATCGACGCGGCGGCGAGGCGATGGGACACGGGATGGCGAGAGAACTTCAAGGCCATCCTGGACGGCACGAAGGACCCGACGGCCCTCATCAAGAAGATCGAGGAGCAGCACGACGTCCGCCACGACGGGAAGTTCGGCGGCGGGACGTTCCGGTGGGAGGGTCCGGAGAAGAACGCGTCGTACACGCGGGCGCAGGTCCAGGAGGTCGTCGACGCGATCCCGCAGAAGCATCTCGCCGGGATCCACACGCTCGTGATGGAGACAGGACGCGATCCGGGAGAGGCGATGTACGCCCACCGGTACGGCCGCTCCTTCACGACGGCGGCGAGCGCGTGCAGCGGCTCGGTCCACCTCTGGAGCCTCTCCGAGCGGAAGTACGACCGGAGCGATGTCTGGAACGTCGTGAGTCATGAGATCGGTCACCTCGTCGCGGAGCGGATGCTCGCGACGACGGACCCGGGGCAGCCAGTCACCGCTCTCGCGACGCCCGGCGTCGTGAAGGCCCGCAAGGAGTACATCGCGGCGTGCAAGGAGGACACGAAGCGATTGAGGGCGAAGATCGTGCAGGCCGTCGAAGGCAGCGGGTACGTCCCGTCGGATCTCCGCGAGGCGGGCAAGTGGCACAAGGCCGGCATCATCGGCGTGACGAGCTACGGGGCGGAGACGTGGGCGAAGCGCGGGTCCCTGGCCGAGGACTTCGCGGAGGCCTACTCCCTCTTCGTGATGGGCGAACCCCGGTTCAAGGAATCCGGCTCCGCCCGGTACGCGTGGTTCGTCAAGCATTTCGGCTATGAGCCGAAGTTCCAGGAGGGAACGTCTCCATGGCGCAAGGCGTATCTGGCGGGCTGAGCGACGACGACGGGCTCGGGGACCTCCCGCGGATGCCGAACGGGAATCCATATGAGGAGGCCTTCTTCGACGCCGACTGGGGGCCCGTCGAATCGTCCGACGAGGCGACGTGGATTGTCCTCACGGAGTACGACAAGGAGACCGGGGAGATCGCGAGGCACCACTACCTCCATGCGGCCGAGGAGACGGAGTCGAAGGCCCTCTCCCCCCGGAACCTCCCGCCCGAGGACGCCGTCCCCGGGCTCCGCGCCCTCGAGGAGGAGATCCTCGCCCGCCTCGAGCGGGCGTACGACAAGGCGGTCCGCGCCCTCCGCCGGTCCAAGGGTCGGGCCCTCAGCCGGAAGGAGCTCGAGGAGACGATGGGCTCCGTCATGGCCTCCCTCGCCGACGAGTTCGCCCAGCTCGCGACCCGCGCCGCGGGCCAGGCGTACCTCCTCGGGATCCACGCGGAGACGGAGCAGGGGCTCCCGAAGGCCCGCTTCGAGGGTCACGACGAGGGCGTCCTCGAGCTCATCCGGCAGGAGCCCGACGCCCTGCCCGCGAACCTCTCCAAGGTCGTCGCCGACGTCCATGGCGTCCTCCAGGCCGCGATCCGCGGCTCCTTCGAGCGGGGCGTCGACACGCCCGGGGCCATCGAGGAGGCCGCGAAGGCCCTCGACGCGGAACGGTGGAAGATCGAGCGCGTGGTCCGCTCGAAGACGTCGGAGATCACGAACCGGGCGCGGGCGGCCCAATGGGAGAAGTACGTCCCCGATGCCGACGTCGACTGGGTCCCGTCGCGGGACCACCGGCTCTGCCCGAGATGCCGGGCCGTCGCGGAGGGTGGCGTCGCCGAGATCGACGGGGCGCCCGTCACGTTCCACGGGAACCCCTACACCCTCGCGGAGATCCGGGGCCTCCTCGGCCCCCGCCTGACCGTCCACCCGAACGAGCGATGCACGGTCGTCCGCCATGTCGCCCTCTGACCCCTCCTCCAGCGAGAGTCCGGCCCGCGGGCCCGCCGGCCCCAAGTGGCCCGCGCCTTATTCGCCGGCGAAGCCGGGGTGAGGCATGGCCGTCCGCAAGGCCCCGCCGCGTGTGCGCCCCACGGCGACGGAGCGGGCCGAGAAGGCGCGGGTGAAGGAGGTCTCGGCCCGGGCCGTCCGGGAGGCCCTGTACGCCGGCCTGAGGGACGGCCTCGAGGAGACGGCGGAGGCGATCCTCGCGGAGTCCCAGAAGGCGACGCCCGTCGGGGCGACGACGGGCCTCAAGGACTCGGGGCACCTCTTCCCCCGTCGGCCCCACGTCGCGGGGAACGTCGCGTGGGTCCAGGTCCGATACTCGGCCCCCTACGCGATGTTCGTCCACGAGGGCACCCGGCCCCACTTCCCGCCCCCCGAGGCTCTCCTCCGCTGGTGCGAGCTCGTCCTGGGCATCAAGGACGAGAAGGAGGCCCGCCGCGCCGCGTGGGCGATCGCCCGGACGATCGCGAAGTACGGGACGAAGCCCCATCCCTTCCTCCGCGACGCCGCGGAGAAGGTCCTCCCGTCCATGGAGGCGATTCTGGGCCGCAACCTGAAGGCCGCGTTCGAGCGGCTCGGGGCGCCGATGGGCCCGGAGGTCCGGAGGGACCCGGGAGCGGCCGCGGCGGTCCGAGGCGCGTCGGCCCTCGCGACGTCGGAGGCCGTCGCGGCCGCCATGGAATAGGGTCGCAAGGTTCAAACGCCCGCCCGTCGATGGAGGCGCGGTGGGCCCATGCCCGACCTCACGCCCGAGACCAAGCCCTTCGCCGGCTTCGAGAACTTCGCCGCCTGCCGCCGGGCGAACGGCGACAAGACGGACCCCGACGCGTACTGCGCGAGCATCATGCGGGCCGTCGAAGGGAAGGACACGGAGTGGATCGAGGCGCGGTCCTGGCACAACGACCGCACCCTGGATGTCTTCATCAACGACGGCCGGGGCGACTTCACGAACGAGGCGTTCCCGCTCCAGGCCCAGGTCGCCGCGATGCCGTGGTTCATGGAAAACGGCTTCTTCGAGTGGTACCACGGCAAGGGGACCGGCGGGACGCCCGTCCCGATCGGGAAGCCCCTCGCATGGCGGGTCCGCGACGGGAAGGTCGAGGTCCGCTTCGGCATCTTCGCTTCCGAGGACGTCGGCGGGTCGCCCTTCGTGGACGACCGATGGGCGGTCATCAAGCGGTGGGGCAACCGCGGGACCGTCTCCGTGACCTTCGCCCCCATCGGGCCGAAGCAGCTCCGGCGGGAGGGACTCCACGCGGTCCTGGAGATCCCCAAGGCGTGGATGTGGTCCGTCGGCTGGGTCGGTCCCCACGCCGCTTCGCCGGGGTCGACCGTCAACACGGTCTCCGACGCGAAGTCCCTCGAGACGTACTTCGCGGCCCTGGAGGAGTTCCGGCCCCACTTCAAGGCCACGTTCATCCCCGGCGAGGAGGGCCCGGACCCATCGGCGGCCTCGGCCGCAGGGTTTAAGACCATGGGCGACCCTTCGGAGAGCCAAGGGGACCGGAACATGGACCTCGACCTCGGAACGTTCATCGAGGAGCACGGGATCACAGAGCTGAAGGCGGAAGGGATGCTCAAGGCGTGCCAGCCCTGCCGCGACTACGTCGAGGACCTGGAGCGGAAGGGCGTCTCGCACGACGTCGCCGTCGCGACGTTCCAGAAGAAGCTCGACGAGGTCGTCGCGGCGCGGAAGTCGAAGACCGCGAGGAAGGCCGCGCCCGATCCGGCGAAGAAGCAGGAGGGCGAGGACTGCCCCGAAGGGTACCACAAGGACCCGGACTCCGGCGAGTGCGTCCCCGACGAGCCCAAGGTCAGCGAGGAGGCCCTCAAGGCCCTCATGACCGAGGTCAAGGAGCAGCGGGCCCTCATCATGCGCCTCCTCCAGGGGCAGGTCGCCGCGGCGCCGCAGGCCCGGGCGATTCGCCAGGGAATCGAGAAGTCCCTCGAGGGCGTGCCCGAGGAGGTCCGCACGAAGGTCATGGGCGCCGTCGAGGACGCCTTCCCCCACGACATCGACACGCAGATCCGGGGTTTCGTCGAGGAGTTCACGACCCAGGTCAAGGCGGACGTCGAGGCGGAGGTGCGCGAGCGGCTCGACGACTTCTCGGATCTCCTGACCGAGGTCCAGAAGAAGATGAAGATCCCCACGCGGGCGCCCCGGGGGCGCATCGAGAACCCGGGCATCGCGTTTCAGGCGGCGAACGACATGGCGATCCTGAAGGCCATCAACCAGAAGGTCGCCGGCCGCAGGGGAGGTGAGTCCTGATGGTCGCAACCCTCGGGGATCCTCGGGCAGCCCTGCTCGAGGACTTCCCATCCGTCGACTCGTGGTGGGCCCGCTACATCGGCGGGCAGATGCGCATGGTGAGCCCGAAGCTGGACGGGACGGACCTCCAGCTCACCTTCGAGACGCCCTTCGACGTCGTCAAGAAGGCCCTCGGGACCACGACGGCCGGCGCCTGGAACCCCCTCTTCTCGTACCTGCTCCAGACGACGATCGTCCAGGACGCGAACACGTACAACTTCTTCCCGAAGGAGCCGTGGCGCGGCCCGCGCACGTTCGGGTGGCGCGTGAAGACGGTGGCGGCCATCGCTTCCGGCGTCGGGATCGCGGAAGGCGCCGCGGTCCCCGCCGATGCGGATGCGACGTACGTCGAGGTCGAGCCCATCATCCGGGAGTTCACCCATCCCTGGGGCATGAACAAGCGTCTCCTCGACGCGGTCTCGATCGCGGACACGATCACGTGGGACCAGGACGTCGAGCAGCACACCCTGGACTTCTTCAAGGCCTTCAACAAGGACCTCTGGGTCGCCCTGGCCGGCGTCGAGGGGAACAACGTCGAAGGCCTGCGGAACCTCCTGTCCTCGTACTCCGAGCTGACGGGGAAGACCCTCGGGGCCAACACGATCGACCCGTGGCTCACCGTGGACCGGGACGCGGGCGCATCATGGGCCGATGCGAACGCCCTCCACGCGAGCGGCACGGACCGGGACCTGAGCGTCGGCCTCATCGACTCCCTGCGCGAGGCGCAGGAGCCGTACTGGGATGGCCCGAACAAGCTCGACAACAAGGCCTACGTGACCGGGTACTCCACGCACGGCCGGTGGTCCCGGCTCGAGGCCGCGAAGCAGCGGTACGGGACCGTCTGGGCCTCCTACTCGATCGGCGGCGTCAAGACATCCGCGGGAGACAAGGGCGGCTTCAAGCTCGCCGGATGGGACGAGATGCCGATCGTCCGGGAGTTCGACATGACCACGGAGACGATCCCGGACATCGCCCTCTTCGACCTGAACCATTGGCGCATCAGCCAGCTCCGGCCCTTCGAGATGGCGGACGAGGACAACCCGTTCGTCACGGGCTTCAAGCGGCGGGCCCTCTGGTACGGGTCCGGGAACGTGACCGTCGACGCCTTCAAGGGCTCCGGCGTGCTCACGGACCTGAAGTAGGATCCTCGCGCTCACGCCGGGAGTGGCGCCCCGGGCGGGCCCGCCTCCCGCGGGGGCGGCGCCCGTTTCGCGACCGCGGGAACGGATGACGAGATGTCCGAGAGAGAACCGAAGCCGATCCGGGTCCGGTACAAGGGCCCCGAGCCCGTCATGCATCCGGGCGTCGTGCCGAAGGGCTACGCGTATCCCTTCGCGGCCGGGTCCGTCCTCGAGGTCCGGGCCGTCGCCCTGGACGGGAACGGGCGGCCCCTGCCCGAGTATCTCCACGAGAAGGCCGTCTCCTTCGACCCCGGGGACATCGAGTTCTTCCGCCGCAAGGCGAAGGGCAACCCGGAGACGTGGGAGGTCGTCGGCGAGGAGTCGATCCCCGAGAAGATCGTCGCCGCCGTGACGGGGAAGAGGAAGAAGTCCGAAGACCCGAAGGAGAGTGAGTAGACATGGCGTTTGCCGCCGCGAAGGTCGCGGACCTGTCCCTGGGGAACAAGCGGGGGGAGCTGTGGTCGTTCACGGAGCTCGGCACGGACACGGGCGGATCCTTCACGGTCGGCCTGACGGTCGAGGGCGTCTTCGTCTCCGCGTCCACGGGCACGGCGGCCGCGATCCGGGCCGCCGTCTCCGGCCAGACGGTCACGGTCACGAACGCCGCGGGTCCGACGGGCGGATACGTCCTCCTCATCGGATACTGAGGGCGGGCCATGGCGAACCGCGTCGTCAAGACGCACGCGGCCAAGTCGGCCCTGAACGACCTCGGCACGGGACCCGTCGACAGCCACGGGGCGCCCGCGATCACGATGTACGTGACCTTCGGGGCCGGCACGTCGGCCGGCGCCGTCCAGCTCGAGGGGAGTCCCGACCCGACGTTCGCGGGGACCTGGGCGGCGATCGGGTCGCCCGTCGCGTGGGGCGTCGCCTCGAGCGTGAAGTACGTCGCCGTGAACGAGGCCCACCGTTACGTGCGGGCGCGGATCTCCACGGCCGTCGTCGGCGGAACGGTCGACGTCCACGTCGTCACGGGCGGCTTCGCCTCCGGGGAGTACCTGGAGGCCGGGTAGGTGCCCGCCCGCAACGTCTGGGCCCTGGACACGAGCCTCGCCCTGGCGTACGATATGCAGAGTCTCACGCCCGGAGGCCTCATGGCCGACCTGAGCGGCCGCGGGGAGCACGGCACGATCACGGGCACCGCGGTCGTGCGGGGCAAGTTCGGTGAGGCACGGGCCTTCCTCGCGGACACGGACAAGGTCTCGCCGGGGATGAACATCGACGGGTACACGGCCTTCACGATGATGGCGTGGGCCTACATCGCGCCCGCCTTCCCCACGCGAACGAATCAAAACGTATTCGGCCTGCACACGAGCTCGACGGACGCCCAGGGTACGCTACGCCTCGCGAGCGCCGCGGGCGACGTGCCGACATCCGTCAACTCCATCCTGAATGCGGGCGGCGATTTCTCGGGCCTGTCGACCGCGTATCCGTTCCAGGCGGGCGAGTGGTACCATATCGCCCATGTCTGGGACGGCGCGGATATCGTCCAGTACATCAACGGGGCCGCGGTCGGGAGCCGGGCGAAGGTCGGAGCGATCGCTGCCGCCGGCTCCGCGGACCATCTCTACATCGGACACCTCGCCCAGGGTGCCAGCCACGTGGAGACCTACGCGGGGATACTGGACGAGGTCATCCTCTTCCAGCGAGCTCTTTCCGCGGCCGAGATGCGGCACGTCGCGGAAGGCCGCCGCGGCCCGCTCTCGAACTACCTCCGGTACGACGTGAGCGTGCCGGTCGACGTCCACGCCCTCCCCCTCCTCGAGCTCCACGGGATCTTCGGCCCCGGCACGACGGCGGGAGCCTTCCAGCTCGAGGCCTCGCCGGAGGCCGCCTACGCGGGCACGTGGGCCCCTGTGGGCTCGGGCGTCCCATGGGCGGCCGCGAACGCCGTCCGGCGCGAGGTCGTCGCCCAGGCCCACCGCTACGTCCGGGCGAGGGTCACGACGCCGATCGCGAACGGGTCCGCCCGAGCGTGGATCTCCGCAGGCGGGCAGGCCTCGAGCGAGGTCCTCGAGAGCTGATGGAGGAACCCAAGGGTTAAGTCCCGGGGCGTCGATGGGGAGGCGGGACGGCAGGGCGGGTTGAGACATGGTCGCCTACAATAAGTTCCAGGATTTCGTCGAGCAAGTCCTCAGCGGCAAGCACGACTTCACGGCGGCGGGCCACGTCTTCCGCATCTACCTCTCGAACACCGTCCCGAGCGCCTCCCTCGACGCGGTCAAGGCGGACCTCGCGGAGATTGCCGGCGGGAGCGGCTACACGGCGGGCGGCGAAGACACGCAGAACACCCTCGCGGAGGCCACGGGCACCGCGACGGTCACGGGCACGAAGGTCGTCTGGACCGCGGCGGGCGGCACGATCGGGCCGTTCCAGTACGTCGTCCTCTACAACGACACCCAGACCTCGCCCCTGGATCCCCTCGTCGCATGGTGGGACTACGGGTCGGCCCTGACCCTCCAGATCGGGGAGACCTTCACGGTCAAGTTCAACAATGGCGACCCGACCGGGACGATACTGACGCTGGCGTGAGGTGGGGACCGTGCCCCTCGAACCCTGTTGCACGGACCCGGCGAACCTGGAGCTCAAGCCGGACCACCCGGACGCCCGCCCGGGCCTCGAAGTCCGCGTCTGCCGCCTCTGCGACCGGCGGCACTTCGAGCTCATGGTTGACCCCGGGGTCGTCGGGCTCCGGGGGGCGTCCCTCCGTGGCGCGTAGGGCCGCCGATGCCGGTCCGGGAGGCGAGGCATGACCCAGGACTACTCCGACCTCTACGGCCTCTTCGGCGTCGACATGGACCAGTTCGTCGCCGCCATCAAGACGCTCCCCGCGAACGGCGTCGTCTCGGGCCTCGCCGTGAGCCAGCGAGGGGCCGGGGCGAACATGAGCGTCGACGTCGCCTCGGGGAAGGCCCGCGTGGACGGGACGATCCGGACCTTCGCGTCCGTGACGAACGTCGCGATCACGGCCGCGGACGCCACGAACCCGAGGAAGGACCTCGTCGTCATCAACGCGGCCGGGACGGTCGTCGTCCGTGCGGGGACCGCGGCCGCCGCGGACCCCATCGGGGCGACGATGCGGCAGG